GCTATAATGTCGGCCCGATAATTGACCCCCGCATAGTATCCTTTTTCGTAATCCCATGCCACGATATCGCCATTCTTGGTAATGGGTTTCGGTTCTCCGTTAACATCCTGGCCGCAGAAAAAATCTTGCGAATCATCCGCCCCCATATAAATGCCGATTTGGGGAAACGGCAGATTGAAGAGCGGGAATGAGGGGATAACATAGATAACCCGTTCCTCGTTCTCTTTGCGCATATCGGTTTCGGCCCTACGGTCAGAGAAATATTGCTGGATGGCATATCGTTCCGTTTCCGGGCGGTCACTGAACAGGTCGGCGACAATGGCGCTATTGCTTCGCGCCTCTTCGATGGCGGCTGCAAAAAGATCGCGGAAATAGAAATCAAGGTTTACAAATCCCATATCATCCTACCCTGATGTCCATGCCCAATCCCTGGAAGACCAGGAAATCAAGCTGTACAGCCTGTTTGATGTTGCGCTCAATGGCGGGCATACAGTAATCCACCACGAACTGGACATGTGGTTGTGCGGGGCGGCCCGGATGCCACCATGAAAGGGGATGGGACTTTTCGGAGACTACGCGAAAGGTCAGATATTTGTTTTGCGACTTGGCGCCATAGTTTGCCTGTATCTTAAGCATCCCTTCATAAATACTGCTTTTGTGCTGATACCCGCCACGGCCAACAACTATCCCAACTGGTTCCCGGAGCCCTATCACCTTTACCTGATTGGGGTACTTGCCGTCCCAATTGGTGCCAGTCAACTTGCCTCCATATTTGAGGATGTGGTGTTGACCCGCCCCCGCCATGCTTTGTTTGGTGGTAAGTGAGACAGCCAGATTCTTTGCCGCAGCGTAGATGTCTTTCGGCATTGGCCGGAACTGGGCGTTTTCGCCGGATTTGTCAGATGTCCCATGGCGGAATGGGATGATATTGAAAACGGTCCCCTTCTTGGAGATCCGCGCTTTGGGGCCATTGAGAAGCATCGGCTTCATATCCCATGCCGTATAGCCCTTTTCCGTTTTCTCTGCGATAGGAGCGGTGGCAATGATCTTGCGCGTGAATTCGCCCGCCTCCGGCATGTCAAGGGCAGTCCCCTGGACGATGCTGTCGGCATAGATGTTGCGCTGGGTGATGGTATCGAACCGCAGGCTTGGCGCACCGAGCGTTTGGCCGTCGCCACGGACAACCGATGTCCAAGTGTTCTGGATAAATTCGGTCGCCCTATCGAGTGTGTTGATGAGGTTGTTCATGGTTTATTGCCCACTCTGTTGCGCTGCGATTATGTGCAACTTGCGCAGCATGACCTTTGAACCAAGATCCTCGCCGTGTGAGAACCTTTCCATCGGTGGGAAGAACGCGATCCAATCGATAAAGGCCCTGTATTTGATGGTGTATCTCCTGCCAATGGATGGTTCTCTGCCATCTTTACCCTGCCACTTCCAGATGATTGATTTGCCATCAAGCTTGAAATCCTTGCCCTCTGTGTAACGCTCCCGGTCTTCATCCATGCAGAAAATAGCTGAGACCGCCTTATACAGCAGCGGATCGGCATCGCCGTTGCCTCTTATTCTCGCATCCCCTGCACCGTATGGCAAAGGTTTCAGCAGAGTGATCTTGTCGCCTTCCGACACGGTTACGTTGTTCTGGGGGGAGAACAGGGCATCGCCGGGGAGAAACAGCCCTGTTGACATAAGTTCTTTACGCTGGGTGAGATCGGAAAAAAGGCCGACAATTTTCACTGGGTCATCATAAACAGATCCAGTGGCATCATGGGCCTTGCAGTTTGGGTCGGTCTGGCCGTCCTTCCCCATGCACCAGCACCTCATGCCAACCGAATGTTCAACCAACTCCCCCTCTTCCCGGACGAATTGGTTGACTGCTGCTCCAGGGATGGGACTCATAGCGTGGTACTCACCAGTCCGCCGTAACGGCGCCTCAACTGGCCCTTATTGGTGTCAAGCCATTTCGTGTACTGTTCGACAGTCGCTCCATAGACGCCGCCTTGGTGGACCGATGATGACCGGGAAACCCCGTCTTTCGACATCGATTCGCTTTGTCGGCCACCCTTGGCTGCTTGGCCCGCTATCGTCAGAATCGGGATGGCCGCCACGTAACCGACTGCTTTTAAGAGGTCGGCTTTCCGCTCAATATCAGGGATGCCAATAACGGCCTTATACCGCCAGAAATCGGTGATCGACTCGCGGATACCCCAGTAATTGAGCTGGGTAAAAAAGGTGATGGTGTATGAGAGTTCCGCTGCTTGCGGCAGGATCTCCACCGTGCCGGTGATATGGTTCAAGGCGAAAACCCCATGCTGAAGTTCCAAGACCTTGTTCCCGCCGAAATAGCCTTCCAGGATCGTCATTTTCTGGACATGCGTATAGGGGAGGTTGATCCGCCACGACAGCGAAGTTCTGGAAAAGGCTTCGCGCCGGAAAAAATGGGCGGTCTGGGCAAGCATGTCGAAACTGTCGTCAAAATAGGGAGCGGTTGCCGCTCGTTTTGGCTCCAGGAAAGTCCCGATGCATCGCTCGATCTCGGCCACTGCGTTTCGTATTTCCTGGCGGATCGTGGCGTCGTCAATCGCGGCACAGTCCAGGATGATACCCTCAGCGACATCACCGCTGGGCAGGCTGAAGGGGTCTATCTCCACTTCAATGTAGTTGCCCCGTTCATCGGGCAGGATCTCAATACCTGGGGCATCCGGGATTTCCACAATGGCACCGCCATTCCATTGCAGGGTGGCCGGGGCATTGTCGTGGGAGGCGATGAATATCAGCAAATACAGCCCCGGCACGGTTCCTTGGGATGTCTGCTTTACGGCCACCCCGGTTATGAGGGAAGGCTGTTTCACCGCTGTTACAATATCAACCTGTTTTAACGGGAGGCCAACACAGTAACTCCGTTTGAGGCATTCGGCGGTGATCAGGCTTACATAAAACGACACAGAAACTGAAACTGATGCATCTTCACTACTGGTGGCGGTCATTTCGTATTCGCCAGTGGTGAAAAGGGGGAAGCCATCATCTCCTTGAATTTTGATATCAAACAATACGACTGTCGCTTTTGAGCCGTCAACGGCGATATCTTGCGTAGCCAGTCGCAGCCCCTTGCGGAAGATACTGACCGTGACTGCACCCGCATCATCTCCGATGATCCAAGTTTTCAATACCGACCGGTCAGGCTCCAGGCGGGAATATTCCTGCCGGTCGGTATATGCCTTGAGAAGGGTAATCATTTTTGCCGATAGAAATAAAGTTTCGTCCCGGTCGAACTTGTGCAGTTAAAGACCCCGATGGTCTTCAACTCGTCGCCGGCGTGCCAAGGACCGATGCCCGAAGTTTTAACCGCATTGGGCTTTGTGGTACCATAGATTGAGCTATACCCGCCAAAAGCCAGACTGCACACTATGGCCGTCCCGTCCGTAGCCTTGACCGTGGCAAGCTGGTATTTGGTAAGGGCATCAACGGCAATGTTGGTATAGCCGTTCTTGGTCTTCATGTCGATGACCTGGATGCTGTCTGGGGCAAAATCCGTGGAATAAAGGGCTTGCCCGCCAAACTGGCCGAATGTCGGGAATCCTTCGCCCCCGCCCTTGTAGCCCGCGAAAGCGGCAGTTGCGCCAACAACCATGATGATGAGAGAGAGCAGAGCAATTGACTTTTTCACTGTTTTTCCTCCTTGTCCTTGAAAATGATTTTTTGCGGAAGCCTGGTGGGTTCGCGCTTTTCCGTAATGGCTCTAAGCGCGTCCACCAGGACGTTATGCTCCTCAATTAAGGCCCGGACCTGCTCCGAATGACAATCTTTCAACACCTGACGCATGGTCGTGACTCTTCCCTTTGTTATGTGGCAAGTTCAGTAAGGCGAGTTGTCATCAGGTCGATTCGATCCTGCCGCGCCTCCTCATTGGCCTCAAGGGCTATAAGTTGCTTGATCAGATCGGCATCGGTAGTGGCGCTCAGGGCGGCTTGCAGAGATTCGGTGGCAATGGTATTGTATCCGTCCAGCGTAAGCGGTACTGCAGCCGACTCACTTCCTTGTGCAGCACCCGATTCTTTCGCCATTTCGGCGGCATAAAGCGCCTGGAGTTTGGCATCACCGGTATTGGGATGGAACTTGACCTGTTTCCCGGTCAGGTATGCGATGATCTCTTCCCTTGTCGGCAGATTGTTAAGTCCGCCCCCGCCAGTGCTGCCGCCACCCGCCTCGGTCGAAAGGACCGTCTTGGAGTAGCCAGGCAATGACTGCCCTTTGTTGCCTGACAAAAGGGTTTCCGCAACCTCCTCGTCAACCCTGATTACGCCATTTCGGACAGGGCAGAGGAATGTGTTTTCCCTCAGTGTATGAATTACGATGTTGCCGGTCACGCCAACCGGAACCGTAATTTCGATATCACCCTGGTTGATGGGATACTTGTTTGTCAGATCCATTGAAAGCCTCCTTATTTTGTGATGTGAAAAGTGGGGGAGCCCCTGTAGGGGCTCCCCAGCTATGCAGAAGAGATGTGACTATCAGGGGGCGATGTAGGGGCCGCAGTTCTTGAAGATAATGTACCGTTCCGGTGCCTTGAGAATAGGCACGCCGTACAGCATGAGGTAGAACGGCAGGGTGGTCTGATTGAGCGGCAAGGGCAGCTTCATCAGCGGCATAGCCTGAGCGAAGACCAGATCGGTCGGAATGGAACGCTGGATAATGGCGATACCATTCTCCGGTTTTCCATCGGCGGTCTGGGTGCGCCACTGGTTCTTGTCCACATAGGTCGGATCGGCAGCGGCAGTTTGCGGAATGCGGGCGATCCATTTGGCATCGGAGCCGTCAGCGGCCTTACCGCGATAGATGCGGTAACAGGTAGCGGCAGCAACTCGGCCAATGGTAATAGTGACCTTTTGATCTGCGGCGACAACAACACCAGCCGAAACGGTTTTGAGGGATTCGCCGGAATCGTTGACAGAGGCGACGGAGTAGTAGTAGGTGTCCGCTACCATCAGCGAGGTGGCATCAGCGCCGGCAACACCGGCGACAGCCGGGGCAGCCGGGGCGTCGGCATCGGCCACCAGAACAGGACTGGAATCCTCGACCTCTTCCAGCATGATCGACGGTTCGAACTCCAGGAAGCCGAACTGATGGTCGTAACCAGGAACCTTCATACCGGGGACATATTCGACCCCACGGCGCTCCTGCTTATCGTGGCGAATCACGTTACGGTCCTGGTACATGCGGGAGAGTCCGTCCAGGACTTCAACCGATTGGAACATGGTGAAACCCGTGACGTTGACGACTTTGCCTTTTTTCACCAGCGAGATCAGTGCGGCGTCGATGTTCTCGTAGGTAAGGGGCTTGCCTTTCATGTCGATGACGTTGGATGCTTCGCCGTCAATGAGCTGGTTCAAGAGACCGTCTGCATGAACAGCATTGCCATTGGCGTCTTTGATGTCGGCATCGCCGAAGATGACTTCCCGCTCCATCCGGGTCAGGAGTTCCATACCGCGATCCTGGTTCTCTCGGACATCGGGGTCTTCGATGGTGCCGCCGTTCATGCCGAATGTCTGCATCTGGTGAGTGATCCCGCCAAGCACGCCGTAGAACTTGATCTGGTTGTACTGGCGGCTGAAGGACGAGACGCCCCCGGTCGGTCCGCCACCTTCGCGGAAGCCGATGGAACCACGGCGCTGGCCGTAGCCCTTGTGGCGATTCCATTCAAAGATCGGGCCGGCAGACGGCACGCGAACCAGGCTGTTCATGATCTTCAGGTGCTCTTCACGGATCAGCACTTCGGTCATGAGTCCGTCCATGTTCTCCACCATAAGCGGAGAGGTGCGGGGTACGGTGAGGGGACCGGAGTTGGTGGACATAAGGGCCTTGAACATGGGGTCATTCTGCATGGCCCAGCTTTCATAAGCCAGCAGAACGTCATTGCCGGTGTAGTCCAGGTTGTGAGATTTGCAGAGCGAATCGAAACTCTGCGGTTTAGGCCTAGTGGCCATTACTTTCGCTTTTTTTGCCTCAAGGGCTTGCAGGGCGTATTCCACTTTGGTTATCCTCCTTGGATGGATATTGGTTGAGACCGTTTAGATTTTTATGTTGAGCTTTCCGGCCAATTCAGCCGGGATAACGGAAACGTCCTTTTTGGTGTCAAGACGGGACAGCAGGCCTTGCGGCAGGCTTTCGCCATCTTCCATGGCCTTAATCAGGATGGTGCGGGCCTCGTCCACAGGGGTTTTGTCGCCCCCTTCATCGGTCTGGCTTTTGCCCAAGCCGAAAAGGGCACCTGAAGTGTGAACAGGCTGTTTGCCGATGATTTCAAACCGCTCGTCCTGCGATTTCTTGAGGGCAACCAAGCCCTGGCCGATTGCGAGAGTCAATTCGGTGAGACTGCCAAGACCTTTGGCCAGCAGTTCCATGCCTTCCTGAGTCTCCAGGCGCCCTTCTTCAACGGATTTGGTGAGGCCTTCGAAGGCTTCTGAAGCCTTGACCAGCTCCTGCTCCAGTTCATCACCAGCGGATTTTTCAAGAGCCAGGCGCTGTTCTTCTTGGAGGGCCTTTTCAAGCTCTTCTTCTTTCTCCTTTTCTTCCTTTTCCTTTTCCTCGTCGGTCTGGGATTTCTCCAGGTTTTCGAGATCGGAAAATTCCTGAAGGGCCTTTTCCAAGGCATCGATAGCGTCCGGGGTCTTCTCGTTGTCCTCTTTACTCTTCGACAGATCGTTCAGATCCTGTTTCGCCTTTTCCAGGCTGGCGAGGGCGGACTCTCTCTCTTCTTTAAAACCTTTCTGCCACGGCCATTTCATGGGTACTCCTCCTTTAAATTTAGCGTATGAAGCCTGCTGCTTTGGTTAATGCGAAAAGCTCCTTATCTTCTTTCGCGCCGTCCAGGATTCCGGCAAGGAGCGTCTTGCTGTCGTCTGTACTGTAGCCGAGGCAGTTGGTCATATGATCAAAAGCGCCGGCAAGCCCTTTGTGGAAATGACCGCCCTCTTCGGAAAAGTGGGTACAGGGTCGGTCACCGTAAAGTACGGTGGTTAATCCCCGGTCAAGATTTTCCTTCATCAGCGGCGAGGTCCGGGGAATGGATACCGGCCCTGAGTTATCGGAGGCCAAAGCCTTTTCCAGCACGGCCATAAGGTGCGGAATGCCGTCCTCGAAGTGATGTTCCTTGTTGCCGCAACCTTGGTGGGCGGGGTTATAATTCGGGTGATGGGGGCTGCATTTACCGCAGCAAAGGCTTTTCATAAAGCAGTCAAGCGAGGCTTCATCGTTAACTGGCTTGGTCGTGATGGCGCAATTATGGACCCATGCCTTAACGATCTTTTTGCCGCGACGTTCGGGCGGAGGGCCTTCCACGGAAAAAGCCAGGCGCCTGGAATTACCAGCTTTCTGCAACGCCGTGCCGAGTTGCCACATTTCTTCGGCCAATCGCATCTGCTCGCTGGCGGTATAATCCCCCTGGAGCAGCGTCCCCTCCAGAATATGGCATTTATGCCCCTTTTCGAGTGCGGTCGGATAACCGATTATGACCGGCATCTTCACGCCAGCCACCAAACGCCTCTGATGGTCATAGTTGAGATAGCCGCTCTTCATGAGATACGTGCAGTCAAGGTTGTTTTGCATAATGGTTTCGCCGTCATGGTCTTCCTTTTCGGTAGACATGATACCCTTGACCATACGCTGCGGTGGGAGGCCGTCATCCAGAGACTTTTCCAGAAACTCCACGGGGGTCTCAAAAAGAATTTCGGTGTCTATTTCTTCGGCCATGTTATCCTCTGTGTACAAAAAAGGCGCACTACGGGAATCCGTATGCGCCTCTAACTTTGCTGGCTACCGACCAAAAGGCCCTGGCTTGCTCAGTCAAGCGTAGTTATTAAATTGTAGGGTGTTTCGCCCCGTTACATTGCTACTCGATTTTTATCATCACGACCCCTCCCGCCTTGGTCAGCCGCACTTCATAGGCGCGGCCTTTTACCAAAAACGAAAAGGGGAAGTCTTCCTGTCGGAGAACCTGGGTTGTCTGCCCTCCTTGGCTCCTGCGGAGTAAGAATGGTATCCGGGCTGTTGGTTTCTCCATGGCAACTATTATGTTTTCATGACTATTGCTGATATGCAATAGATTTAGCACGGTGCATCATTTTTCAGAGACATTCTTATTTTTATGAAGAAACAAACAAACCAAAGGAGGCCGCAAACTGTTGGCCGAATACTCTAACCAGAGCACGAAGCCGCTGGTCGAACAGATCAAGCGGACACAGAATATCAAGGTCGGCAAGGACGAGGACGAGGTAAAGTCCTTCCTCAAGAAGTTCGGCCTCACGGCTGCTTCGGCTACCGATGTCATCAAGGCAGCCAAGGCAGAGGAAAACGACATCTATACCCCTTGGAGCCTGGCACAGGGAATGACGGCTAACGCCCGTGCCATCGTCCATACCGATGCCCGTGTCGAAATGGAGCGCCAGGCCGGCAAGTTGTTGACCAGCGTTTTGAAGTAACAACTACAGAAGGCAGGGTGCGGACTCCGGTTAACCCGCCTTTTGAGCGTCAACAGGACATTGATCACGTCCTGCACGCTTTCAAGTTCCTGAAGCCCAGTGGGCGCTTGGTGGCGATCATGTCGGCCTCAGTCACTTTCCGCGAAAACAAGAAGACGCTGGAATTCCGGGAATTCATCCGACAGCACGGCCACTTGGAACACAATCCCGAAGGTTCGTTCAAGGAGTCAGGGACGATGGTAAATACCGTGACGGTGGTTCTTTACAAACCGGCTTAACGGAGCGGAGCAATGGAGTAGATTTTGCAGAAGGCTTGGGCTTTTGTGCGGAAGCTACAAGGAGGGGTTTTAAAGAAACGCGGAGGGTAAGGGCTATGGTGATCATACAGACCATCATAGCCCTCCACCCGTGATAATCAGAAAGTTTCAGGTTCTGAGCTGATGCCTGTTCTCAAGGATAGCGACTATGAGTTCACCCATCGTCACCTTGCGTTCCCTGGCCTCGCTCTTTATTGCGTCTCGCAGGGCCTTGTCGCGGAATCGCAGGAAGAATGGGGCGCGGCTTTCCCCTTCCAGTTTCATGATCGACTTGACCTTGATCTTGTCTCGCTTGCGTAGGATGCCAACGATATACTCGCTGACATCCATTTTTGTCTCAACACAGGCGTCAATAGTCTCTTTATGCAGCTCTGACCGCATCTTTGTGTCGGGGAAATCCAACAGGTATGGGGCGGTTTTGGCAGCATTACCGTGTGGCATTATATTAACTCCTTAATAGGCGCATTGTGCTTCCCAGGCCCGCTCAATGGCGTCACGATCCATAATGATCGTTGCAATCTCTCGGGGGTAGATATGGCTTGATGCCATATCCTTAATAGCCCGTTTGACGGCTTCGGCAGTGCTTGCGCAGATATCTTCTTTCATCTGATGATTCTCGACGTACTTGTAAATAACCATGGCGCTATCCCCCTCGCATTTCGCTTCCTTTCTCGGTATAAGGTTTTTATAAAAATACAATACTTAGTCGTGTAAGTCAAGTTATCATTTGATATTGCAATTATTCGGCTTATGTTTTATGCTGGGTGCAATACTTTTGGGTGTTAGTGCATCACTTTTGGCAGAGTTCCTTATATTTATGAGAGAGAAGGACAAACATTGCCCCCAGTAGCCAAATAACCTCAAACAAAAGGAGACTATCATGTACACAGGTAAAATTGGCCCTTGGACTAACCAAACCGCAGATATCGCCAACGAAATTGCAGCAGAACACGCCACCGATCATGATGACGAATACATTGCTATTCAAGCCCGCGCCCTTGAAATTCTCGGTGGCGGAATCAGGGAAGATTATACATGGGAAGATTTTGACGCAGCTTGTGCACAGGCAGCCGAAGAACTGTAAGCGGTGCAAAATCACAGCAACACAAACAAAGGAGGCCAGCCATGAGTCAGAACGAACTGTTTGAAACCACCGAAAACGAGATGAAAGATTTCCGTAGACTGCTCGCCGAAAAATTGGAGGGACGCGACAGCAAAACCGCCAATGCCATTGACCGTAACGACTCCTGGGGAGAAATCGCCAACGCAGCCTGCTCTGACCATAAAGATCCCGGCCTCTCCGATCTCCATTACGCATTTTACCATTTTGCAAATTTCATGCAGGATTCTGAAAATGCATGGAAGGGGTAAAATAGTACAAACAGGCAACCGAATAACTGGTACATCACGAAACTTGCCGGAATAAAATTTAAACCAAAGGAGACATTTAAAATGATTCAAGCAATTCGACATGGTGATCTTTGCTTGGTAAAGATCGAGGAATTACCGAAAGGGCTAGCACCAGTAAGCACTAACGTCATGATGCAAGGCAGTGGCGGCAATGACCATGCGGTTAAAAACGGAGTGATCTATCTACAAAACGTTGATCGGTTCGTTTTCGGTTTTTTGGTCGCGCTACCCAAGTGTCTACTGATTCATCCTGACCATGGGACGGGTAATGGCGCAATCAAAACAGCGCCACTAGAAGAAGGGGTATACGAACTGAGGCGGCAGTTTGAACATACGCATGACGCAATGCGTCAGGTTGTGGACTAGGGGGGAGGGTAACCATGAGCGAGAAAATTTATAACGGTGACGTAGAAATCACTAGGCACAACGTTTCGATGTGGAATGAAAAACTTAAGGGTATTGAAAAAATAACCGGTTCCCTCTACGTCAGTGCGGACTTCCAGGCACCGGCCCTTACCTCCGTTGGCGGTTACCTCGACGTCAGGGCGGACTTCCAGGCACCGGCCCTTACCTCCGTTGGCGGTTACCTCTACGTCAGTTCGGACTTCCAGGCACCGGCCCTTACCTCCGTTGGCGGTTACCTC